ATGTGTGTTATTATGGGTATAGATGATTGCCCAAATGCCAAACAAGTAAGTATGGAAAACGAATGGACACCTGCATATTATTATTATTCAGATGGTAAAGGTCATATTCATTATGATGATGATCAGTTAATTCATACAGGTATTATTATACATGAACTGGCACATCATATAGAAAAGACAGAGGGTGAAGATTTTAGAGAAGTTTGTATTCAATATGGTGGTACAAACTGTGATATCCATGAGTAAATTATTTTTAATTGGTAATGGTGAAAGTCGAAAGAACTTCGATTTAAATCTTCTCAAAGATCATGGTAAAGTTTATGGTTGCAATGGTTTACATAGAGATTATACACCAGACGCATTAATTAGTGTTGACCCTGGTATTATGCATGAAGTATATGATAAAGGTTATGCATTAGATAATACTTGTTATTATCGTGGTTGGACTTCAATACCTGCAATGATGTATGATGATATGGTCAATACACATATTTTAGATATGAAAGGTAAGTTTGGTGAAGAACCAAAACTATACGAAAGTCCTAAACCAGAAGGCACACAAGAGTTCGTAATACATGGCACATCAGCGTTATTACATGATCAACTTTTAAAAGGTGAACAGAGAGAATACAAAGGTCTTGGTTCCAATGTTTTATTTGTTTCTTGGTTATATCCAAATGATAAAGTAAAATCTATTGAGAACAATATGAAAGAAAATTATGATGTTGGTTATTCTGCTGGACCTACTGCATTGAACATTGGTTGTCATGTAGAAAAACCAGAACAAGTTTTTATGATTGGGTGTGACATATTTTCAAATACAAGTAAATATAATAACATGTATAAAGACACCTTACATTATGAAAGTAAAACGACAGGTGCTGTTCCAACAGAAAATTGGTTAGAACAGTATAAGTCAAACTTTATGATATTCTCTGATATAGAGTTTATCAAAGTAAATGATAAAGAATTAGGTAGTGATAATATCAATAACGAGATAGATGAATGGTTTGATTGCATCAACGTATCATACACTACACAAGATAAACTTATCAACAAGTATTTAACAAAATAGGGATTTATCTATTATAAATAACAAGATTAATCATTACTATTCAAAATACTTTATTACCACATTCGTGGTTGAAATGAAAACCTAGGAAAACAAAAAGGAAAATTAAATGAAAAAACTATTATTAGTTTTGTCGGCAGCATTTCTATCGGGAAGTTCATATGCAGGCGTGACAGGTTCTGTCGGAGTAGATTTCTCTGAGAACACAGCAGGCGATGTAATCGCAACTAAAGACATTGACTTAGATATTTCAAGCGATGTTGGATTTGCTTCTATTGCTGTAATTACAAACGCAAGCGATGAACTTGTCTTAGACGAGTATGCTCTTGGAGTAAAACACACTAACGGTTCTATCAGTTATGGTGACCAAGGCGATATCTTCATCGGTGGTGGTTTGGAAAAAGTAGGTGCTGATACACTTGCAAATCCAAGCGATGCTGGCGAAAGTATCATGGCTACACATAAGAACACCTCTGTAAGATTTAAGTTTACAGATACAGGTGTTGATGTGACAGACTTTGATACAGTTCAAGTTAAACATGCATTAACACTAGGCGATAGTGGTTCTATTACTGGTTCAGTTGATCATACAATTGAAACAGACGATAACATTTTTGCTATCGAAGGCAAAGTTGATGCAGGCACACACACAATAACAACTGTTGCAACGCATAATGAAAACTTAGCAAACCCAACGGCTGCTGAGGCAATTCTTTCAACTGGAGGACTATCTCTTTATATAAACGGAGATGAATCTGATTGGACACAAAATGCAGGTGCAGGATATAAATCAACATACAATTCAGTAGATTGGTACATAGAAGCAGGATACAATATGGATTCTGAAGAAGTGACACCAGCTGCTGGAGTAAGTGTTAATTTCTAATATTTTAAATAAGGTGGGTCGAAAGGCCCACTTTACGCTTGACAAAGTTGACTATATATGATATAATACAAACTTATATTATGATTACGTGGATAACAAAAACATACAATAAACATACGGAGAATACAATAAATGTCATTTGAAGCATTAAAAAGAAGTCGAGGTAATTTCGACAAACTAACAAAAGAGTTAGAATCCCTTAATAAAACAACTACCACACAATCATCAGGCAAAGACGAAAGACTATGGCGACCAGAACTTGATAAGTCAGGCAATGGTTTCGCAGTTATTCGTTTCTTACCTGCTGTCGAAGGTGAAGAATTACCTTGGGCAAGACTATGGAATCATGCATTTCAAGGTCCAGGTGGTTGGTATATTGAAAACTCTCTTACTACAATGAACAAGAAAGATCCTGTATCAGAGGATAACAGTCGTCTATGGAATACTGGTTTAGATTCTGATAAAGAGATTGCTCGTAAGAGAAAGAGAAAACTAACTTATTATACTAACATTCTTGTGGTATCTGATCCTAAGAATCCAGAGAATGAAGGTCAAGTAAAATTATTCAAGTTCGGTAAAAAGATATTTGATAAGATTACTGAAGCAATGCAACCACAATTTGAAGATGAGAAACCTTTAAACCCATTTGATTTCTGGGAAGGTGCTGACTTCAAATTAAAGATCAGAAAAGTAGATGGCTATTGGAACTATGATAAGTCAGAGTTTGCACAAATGAGCCCTGTTGCTGATAATGATGAAGAAATACAGAGCGTTTGGAAAAGACAATTTGCTCTTACTGAGTTTTCAGATCCTTCAACTTTTAAATCATATGATGAACTCAAAGCGAGATTTGAGAAAGTTGTTTATGGAACTGGAAATACTACCACTGCTGATAAAATTGATACTCCCACAATTGATGATGAAGTATCGGCACCAGTAGTAGAAAAACAAAGCGAACCGAAACCGTCAGTCGCACCTATCGAATCAATTGATAAAGATGGTGACGATGACACTATGGATTACTTTTCGAAATTAGTAGAAGAAGACTAATCCAAAATCTCTCCTGTTTCGCTTAGGGGTTGTGTCCTAATTCACACGTGGCGCCCATGGTTAGGCGCCATTTAGGTTTGTTAGTTAATCGGTTATAATACTGCCCTGTCACGGCAGAGTGATGAGTTCGATTCTCATACAGACCGCCACATAAATAGAATTATGGATTTATTTTTTACTATACTAGTTGACTTTGGTTTACCTGTTGCGGCTGCTGTCACAATGGGTGTATTCATTTACATCATTCTCAAATATATTCTAGCAGGTGTTGTTGGACAAGTTGGTGCAATTACAGGTATCATTTCACAATTAGATAATCGAATTAAAACAATGAACCACGACATGGTTAAATTAGACTTATTAGTATCTCATGCTCTGAAATTAAAACCAGACTTAGATAGATTAAGTCGAGCAGATGGCAAAGAGGATGCCAGAAAAGATTAATGGACATTGTAGAAATATTAAATCAATATGGGTTTGCTACTTTGGCAGCGATTGCCATGGGTTATTTTATATTCTTTATCTACACCTATGTGACCACACAAATTATTGAAAAATTAGACAACACTATGAAAGTGTTGATTGCCCTTATTGATCGAGTTCGTATGCTGGACAACGATATTATTCGATTGAGATCCAAACTCAATACAGTCTTAGAAATCAGAGAAAACGAAAAGAAGAAGACCACAGACATATAAATAGTAGTGATATGAGGTCACTAATAATTTTACTGCTATTGAGTTCTTGGGCAACTGCTTCTGAACTCACACACAATTTTTCGAATCCATCCTTTTCAGGTTCTGGATATTCTACACATGTTCTATCATTAGAACAACTCCGATACAATAGAGAAAATCAAATTAAAGATGATGCAAAATCAGCGGCAGCGGCTGCTGAACGTGATGCAAATAATACTACAATTAACAAGTTTATTAAAAACGTTGAAAGTAGAATTTATGCTAACTTATCAAAACAGTTAGTAGATAATATGTTCGGTACAGCATGTGAAGGCACTTGTCCTACATCTGGCACTGCTGATGTAGAGGGTTCTACAATCTACTGGGTAAAAGATGCAACCACAGAAATAATCACGTTGACGATTACACAACCTGATGGCACAACAACTACCATGTCAGTACCAATGGGTGATTTCAATTTCTAATGTTTAAAATAATTCCCATAATATTCTTTACAATCTTAATAGGTTGTACAACAATGAACAAACCAGAAATGGTGACTGGTGAATCTCCTTATACTATGGAAACAGATACGATGAAAAGATTAGAGAAGATACCAGCATTAGGACAACCAAAAATTACAATCGCAGTTTACAGGTTTACAGACCAAACAGGTCAAAGAAAACCAAATGATAAATTTAGTCAATTATCAACTGCTGTCACACAAGCACCACAGGCATGGGTAATTAATGCTCTGAAGGCAGTTGGTGGTAGAGAAGATCCTTGGTTTATAGTTTTAGAAAGAGAAGGTTTAGATAATCTTGTAAAAGAAAGACAACTCATACGTTCAACAAGAGATTTATATGATGGGCAACAAAATGTGAAAGAAGTATTGAAACCTCTAGTATTTGCGGGTTTATTAGTTGAAGGTGGTATAGTTGGATATGATTCTAATATCACATCAGGTGGTGCTGGTGCAAGATATTTTGGTATCGGTATGAGTGAACAATACCGAACAGATCAAGTTACAGTTTCGCTACGTTTAGTATCTGTACAGACAGGAGAAATCTTGTTAACTGTATCAGCAACAAAAACGATTGCGTCTTACAGTTCAGGAGGCGATGTATTCAGATTTTTAGATATGAGTACAAAAGCACTTGAAATAGAAACTGGTGTCGCTACAAACGAACCAGTAAATTATGCAATCAGAACAACAATTGAACATGCCGTTCATAATATGATATATGAAGGTATTCAATCTGAGTTCTGGTCATTTAAAGTAGAGGAGTAATCAATGTACATCAAAATAATCTCATTATTATTGTTTGCCTTACCGGTATGGGCGAATGATATCTATGTGACACAATCTGGTGCTACGTTAGACCTCGACATTACCCAAGACGGACAAAACAATACTGTAGGTAATAGTACCACCGCTTCAAGCGTAATAGGTGCTACTACTACAATCGACATTGATCAAGTTGGTAATAGTAATGTTTTGAAATTTGATGTAAACGGAGCAAGTTTTACAGGAACGTTTAGCACGACTGGTAATTCTAACGATATTGATTTTAATTGTGATAGTGCAGGAAATAATTCTTCATGTGCTACTGCTACTGCCTCCATTGTATGGATTGGTAATAGCAACGATTTAGATATTGATATTGGTGAAACAGCAGACGCCGCTAATGCGACTGTGGGTATAACTGGTGCCTCAGGAAGTGATAGCAACGTAGTTGCTGCTACTATAGATGGTACATCAGCTATATTAACTTTATCCGTAAATGGTGACACAAATAATTATTTAATTGACATAAACGGTAATGGTGATGTTAACGGACACACCTTAATTCATACCCATACTGGTTCAATTGCTGATGTAGATATCACTCAAAG